ATGACGGGCGGGAGTCTATCGAGAAACATCAAAATGCTTTCCAAGTGGACGGACAAGAAGACCGGCAAGGATAAAGGGTACGATCTGATTGAACCACGGATCGACCCGTATGAAAGACGGGCGAGGGTATATTACCTGACTCCGAATGGTCAGCAGAAGATCCGCACGGTCTATGAGTACGCCAAAAAGTTAAATGAAAGTATGAAGGAAGGTCGTTATGTCGCTATATAAGAGAGGACAGACGTATTATATGAACATTATGGTCGAGGGCAAACGCGTCAATAAATCGACCGGATGTAAGAAGAAGTCCGACGCTCAGATTGTTGTTGACCGGGAACGGGAGAGACTCAAGAATATCTATGCGGGTATTCAAGTCCCGACGTTGCTTCAGGCCGCAGACCGTATGCTTGAGGAACGGTGGAAGAAACTTGCGGGTGGTGGTGAGCGATACCATGCTCAAATAATGACAATCGCAGACATCGTCAGTAACCCACGACTCGATGAGATTACGAGCGCATGGATCAATGATGTGCGCCAGGCCATGAATCGTGCGGGAAAGAAACCGGCGACAGTCAACCGTCATCTTGCGGTAATCCGGACGATTCTTCGAACCGCACGGGACGAATGGGAAATTATCGACCGCATCCCAAAGGTCCGATTGGAACGGGAGAATAATGAGCGGACCCGAGTCATTAGCAGGGAAGAACAGGAGCAAATGACTACGGTCTTGAGATCCTCGAGGACCGCACGGAAATATGACTCGACGGTGGCCGACCTGATAGACTTTCTTTGCGAGACAGGACTTCGGTTAAATGAGGCAATCGGCTTGACGGATGATAATTTTGAAAATGGTTGCATCCGAATCTGGCCGAAACAAACAAAAACAAAAAAGCCCCGGTCGGTCCCTCTTACGGATCGTGCGAAAGAGATTATCGACCGGCGAGGTGTACCTCCTTTCAAAGAACAAGTGGACGTATGGATGGCGAATCGGTCCTTTAAATGGGCGAAAGAGAAAATAGGTATTGACGATCCGGAGTTCTGTCTACATGCCTGTCGTCACTCTTTTGCGTCGAGGCTTTTGGAATCGGGCGCGAGTCTTTATGATGTGAAGGAACTTCTGGGACACACGAATTTTACCACGACCCAGCGGTACTCGCACTTGGCGACAAGTCATCTGTCGAAAGTAATGTCGCAATTGGACACGCAAGCGTAACCGAGTTTTTTTGAAGTTACGTGCGCGATTGGTGTCGCGAATCGTGTCGCGAAATTCAAGAGGAAATATAAAATCTGCCTGTCGAGGGTCAATAAAATCAACAGTTTATCGAGCGATTTCCGCAAGATATAACTTAAAATCCCTTGATCCCAGTGGTCGTGCGGGTTCGATTCCCGCCCCAGGCACCAACTTACGGCGACGGTCGAAAAAAACTGTCGCAACTTTTGTCGCGAAAAGTCCATCCGTATATGTTTTTACGGATATATGGATGTGACTTTTTTTTTGGGCGTAACCTTACGCTTGCGTATTGATTTCTCGATATGGTAAGAATCGCCCGGAACAAAAAAGAGCATGTCAAGGGATCTCAAAAACAGAAATTTAGACGGTTAATCAAGAGGTTATAAAAACCCTGTCGTAACCAAATGGTTGCACAAGAAAAGCCCTAAAGAACAAAACTTAAGAGATACCTTAAGATATACGTAAGAGTATCAAGAGTTTACCTTAAGATAACACGGGAGGAACCAATGAGTAACAAGATGATCCAACAGCAAATTGAGTTGGAACGTAAGGCAGTTGAAGAAGGTGTTCAGGAGTATAATCGATTGAAGCGAAAGGGTAAACCGCTTCCTCCAGATTTTGCACTCCTGAAGTTGACCGTTGAACCTTTAGCTGATGCGGTCGATGAATACCTCAATTCACGTAAGAAGGGACAGTTTCGATGGATCAAAGACCTTCTGTCTGAACTTACGTCTATTGAGATCGCGTACGTTACAGTCAATCGTCTGCTCTTGGAGCAACGAGCGATTGACCAACCGATACAAGGTGCGGCTAAAGGTGTATCGACAGCAATTGGTGAACATATAGATTTCAAGCGATTTCGTAATAGCCATCCGGCTTATGTAAAGGCAATTGAGGAAAACTTGAAGACGAGTACAGAAAAACACAAGCGTAAGGTTTTTCGTGGAGTCGAAAGAAAATTTATGGATCGACTACATATTCGTGGGAAAGATGGGGTTCAATTAGGATACAAATTGATTTCCCTTCTGATTGAATCGACCGGTGTTGTGTATCTTGAGAAAGGCCGGACGAAAAACGGAAATGAATGTTTGACTCTAAAGTTCAAACCAGAAACGGAAGCATGGATTGATGAAGCACATAAGCGGTGTGAAGCTATGAATCCCACGAGATATCCGATGATTGCGCCTCCGGTTGAATGGGAATCGAACGAGGGTGGTGGATTTTACACTTTCGATGAGACGTTAATACATACACGTTTCGATTCCATGCGTAATACGGAAGAACCCGGACAAGAGGTGCTTGATGCGGTCAACAGTCTCCAGAGGACTGAATGGTCGATTAACAAGAGTGTTCTTGAGATTGCAGAAGAACTTATGTCTCGTGAGGGTTCCCGGTTGGGTGTACTTTCATCAACCGCTGACGTTGTATTTCCACCGAAACCGACAGGTGATTTTAGTGAATGGAAAGAAAATAACCCGGAAGAATTCAAGCGGTGGAAAAAAGAAATGACCTTGAGTTGGACTCAACACTCTGGTCATGTATCGAAATTCCGGGCGCAATCTCAGATTTTTGGAATCGCACGGAAGATGTCGAAATACAAGAAAATTTACTTTCCTTCTTTCCTCGACTTTCGTGGCCGCGTGTATCCGTCCGTGTCTATGCTACATCCACAGGGTGAAGACTTGGCAAGAGGAATGCTCCAGTTTGCCCACTCGAAACCGGTAGGATCGAACGGTGGATATTGGCTGAAGATTCATGGTGCTAATGTTTATGGAAAGGATAAACTGTCATTGGACGAGCGAGTCGCATGGATCGATGAACATCACGACCTGATACTCGATTCCGCAAAAAATCCGTTGGGAGGCGAAAAGTTCTGGTGCGATGCCGACAGTCCGTGGCAGTTTCTCGCGTTTTGTTTTGATTACGAGGGATACGCGAGGAATGGCCGGAAGCACCGGTCGAAACTGCCGATTGCCATAGATGGATCGTGTAACGGACTCCAACATTTCGCGGCCTTACTTCGGGACGAGGTCGGTGGTCATGCGGTCAACCTGATGGATGATGAACGTCAGGACATTTACCAGATTGTGACGGATGATGTCGCGAAAACTGTCGCAACTGAAGATGATGACATGGCGAAACTTTGGAACGGAAAGGTCACTCGCAGTCTCATTAAGCGGAACGTGATGACGATTCCATATGGTGTCACAAGACAAGGCATGGGGAATCAAATAGCGAACGAACTTAAAGGAATTACTGACAGTTCCTATTATGAACTTCAGGTTAACGCTGGGAAAGCTTCGGTATGGTTGGCATCCAAAGTGTATGATTCGATCCAGAAGACCATTTTCAGCGCAATTACAGGCATGGATTACCTTAAGGAAATATCGAAAGAATTTTCCTCTCGTAATTTACCGATTCGCTGGGAGACACCGGTCGGTATGATAGTCAGTCAATCAAAGCTTAAGACTCAAGCGAAAAGGATCAAATTAATGTCTGGAGATGCGAAAGTTTACTTGACCAATAAAGAACGAGTAAATAATCAAATTAACCCAGCAAAACAAGCGTCGGGTATCGCACCGAACGTAATCCACTCGTTGGATGCGGCACATATGGTGATGACATTGAATGCTTGTTATGAAGAGGGTGTCGAAAGTTTCGCTTTTGTCCATGATTCATTCGGGACACATGCGGCAGACATGGATATCCTGTATCGCCAAGTCCGGGAGCAGTTCGTCCGGCTTTATAGTAGAGATGTCCTCGAGGATCTTCGGCAACAATGGATCGAACAGCTTCCTGATGACGCAGAGATCCCACCGGTCCCCGAGTATGGATCGCTTGACATTCGTGAGGTTAAACAGGCGAGGTATTTCTTTGCCTAAACCCTTACGTATGCGTAAGGCAATACTGAATTAACAATATAATCTTAAATGGAGGGTATTAAAATGACGACTATCGAAAGACACAGAGTATTGATTGATGCATTCAAGGAATTCCACGAGAACAATGGCGTATTCAGCGTATCTATTGAGATCCTGTTGGAATCGCACGGGTATTCGCCCGATATTATTAGAGAGGAATTCGACTTCGGCATGGTCCCGGCTGAAATCATAAGAAAAGAGGAGGTGATGGATGGAAACTCTTAAGACAATCGCAATCTGGATAAGTATGGCGACAATTGCGTTCATCTTTACACAATTGGTTCCGATTGGTCGGGCCTTAAGACAAGTAATTTCATCTTAATAATCACAGGAGGACAAACAAAATGACGAAAGCAATCGAACAAATCGACAAGAAAAAATATCGCTCGAATTTCACGACTCCGAAAGGCGCGGCAAGATTCCCGTCTCTTTTGGAACCGGACACGGCATTTGACGGGAACGGTGAGTATCACACCGGGATCGTGCTTGACCCGAGCGATCCGGAAGTGGACAAGATCGTCTCCAAGATCCACGAACTGACGGACGAATGGTACAGCGCGGTATACAATGCGCTTCCGAAAAAGGACAAGGGAAAAGCCTATAAACACGTCAGTATCGAAGACGAATACGATGAGAATGATGAGCCGACCGGTAACATCATTTTCAAGTTCCGACAGAAGGCAGTCATCAAAGACAAGAACGGCAACGAAAAAAACATGATGCCGCCGCTTTTTGGCCTGGACAAGAAAACGTGGGAAGGCGGGACCGTCCGTGGTGGAGCAACCATCAAAGTCGCTTTTCAGACTTGGCCTTATTACGTAAATGCTACCGGGATGTGCGGTCTTAAGTTTCGCATCCGTGGAATTCAGATTATCGAGAACAGCGGTGTTACTCCCGATGCTTTGGGATTCGATGATGAAACGGATGGTACGGAAGATTACGAAGAAGAAACTCCCGACACTCCGAATGAAGAAGACGAGGACGTTGACTTCTAAAAGTCATGCCAGGACGTAAAACAACGTACCCGGCGAAACGGAAAGATGGATACCGAAGTGGACTCGAATCACGAGTGGCAAAAGCCTTGGAATTTAAAGGCCATTCTTACGAGTACGAGTCCACCAAGGTTCCTTACGTCAAACCCGCGACGGGGTGTACCTACCTTATTGATTTTGTCTTGAACAACGGAATCGCAATTGAAGTCAAAGGACAATTCACAAGTGATGACAGAAAGAAACACTTACTGATTAAGGACCAATGGCCGGACTTGGATCTTCGGTTCGTCTTTTCGAATCCTCATCAGAAACTCTCGAAAAAATCGAAAACATCATACGCGAAATGGTGTGAAAAGCACGGGTTTCGATGGGCGCAGGGGTCCGTCCCTGATGAATGGATGAACGAACCAAAGAATCGGAGGTCAATAAAAAGCATTAAAAAAATTAAAAATTCGCAAATCCATAAAGGAGGGAGAATCTATGTTCCCGAAGACACAGAAGGAAATGATTCGTGACCACCTGATGCATGGTCTGTCAATTACACCGGCGAAGGCATTCGCTGAATACGGAACCATACGTTTGGCCGCGTATATCCACGAACTGCGACAGGAGGGTCTCGAGATTCGCACGACCCAGCGTAGGTCCATGAGCGGGAGAACTTATGGCGAATACAGGCTTGATGCGTAAGATCCGTAAGCCCGTCCCACCACCAGGACGGGTTCATAAGGATAAGAGCAAATACACACGAAAACAGAAGCACAAAAAGAACAGGAGAAATCGTTATGAAGACCGTCGATAAGATCATGCGGAAGTTTCGGAAAGCTATTGATGAACTCGAGAAAACGGCAGACCGGGAACTTAAGAAAGCAATGGATTTCGATGAAAAGATCCAGAGACTTGAGAGTGACCGGGATTGGAGTCTGAACGAGAACAAACGGGCAATCAATATCGCACATAATATACGCCGCCTCTGTGAAGACGCTGAATACGACTAAAGACCGAAGTAAGTTCTTACGAACAAAGGAGGGACACATGAGAAGACGTACGAACACGAGTAAGCCAATCACCAAAACCGCATGTCCTCATTGTCCCTCTTCCGATGCTTACGCCATTTTCTCAGACAATCATGGGTTCTGCTTTTCGTGTCGTCGATACGATCCGAACCCGAATGAATTAAATGTGCGAAGGGAGGTGAAACCTATTAGCCTTATTGAAATCAAAGAATACAAGCCTTTGCGAGGTCTCCTCCAGAAGACTGTCGAACGATGGGGATACGGGATAGGTCATTGGAAGAAACAGACGGTTCATGTGGCTCCATATTATGACAGGCGGCGAAACCTTATCGCTCAACACTTGAGGACTCGAGATAAAGAGTTCCCGTGGTTGGGTAAGTTCGACAAGATAACCCTATGGGGACAACAGCTTTGCACGGGTACGTCAATGCTCATTATTACCGAAGGCGAGATCGATGCGATGTCTGTCGGACAGGCAATCAAGCACCAGTATGACATCGTAAGTGTTCCGAATGGGGCGCAAGGTGCGGCCAGATCCATACAGGATAACATCGACTTCGTGGACAGCTATCGCGAGGTTATCCTGATGTTCGATAACGATGAGCCAGGACACCAGGCGACACGTGAGGTCGCTGAGATCTTAAGCCCCGGCAAGGCTAAGATATTTCCGTACGGGGAGGTCGGCGATTTTAAGGATGCGAATGAGATCCTACAGGCCAAACAGGGCGCACGGATACTTCCGGCAATCTTTAAATCAATACCGTATCGCCCGGACGGAATCATGGACGGACAGGATCTGTACGATGACGTACATGCGCCGGTTCAGAAAGGTTGGTCGGTCCCTTATCCGGGTCTCCAGAAGATGCTCTATGGGTTTCGAAAAGGCGAACTGTATCTCCTGACTGCCGCACCGGGAATCGGGAAATCGACGCTCGTAAGAGAACTTGGGTATCACATGCTTGCCGAACATGAACATTCGATTGGTGTCGTGGAACTCGAGGATGCCCGGAAGAACACGGTGAAACATTACGTGGGCCTTGCGCTCAATAAACCGATTGTCTTGGGGACCGGTGACGTAACACAGGAGCAGATCGATGAGGCATTCCATAAGACGGTAGGGTCCGGTCGTTTCTACGTGTATGACCATTGGGGATCTGTGGATCTCGACCGTCTCATGCAGAAATTCCGGTATCTCGCGGTCGGATGTGGTGTCGATTGGATCATCCTCGACCATATCTCGATTGTCGTATCCGGTCTTGATGAGATCCAGAGTTCCGAAAGAAAACTGATTGATAAGCTTATGACACGACTCCGGTCATTGATTGAGGAGACAGGCATCGGAGTGATGGCAATTGTCCATCTGTCGAGGCCAACGGACCAGACGAACAAGGGATTTAACGAAGGGAAACAGGTGACACTTCGGAGTCTCCGGGGATCTGGTGGACTTGAGCAGATCTCCGACGTGGTTATTGCGATGGAGAGGGACCAACAGGATACGGAAAATTCGGACAAAGGTGTCTTGCGGATTCTTAAGAACCGACCGATTGGCCGGACGGGGATCGCAGACACCGTGGTGTATAAACACGAGACCGGTCGTCTGATTTCGGAAGAACAAGACGACTTTGACAATGAAGAAACTGACGCTTTTTAAATAAGGAGGAAGCGAAAATGAATTTTGATAACGGATGCGAACCGAAATGTGCGGAATTTATCCGGATGAAAAGGGAGAACGAAACACTTCGCTCTGTAAAAATAGAGAGTATGCCGTCAGTAGGATTAATTGTATCAAACAACTGTATACTCAGAGACGAAAATGACAGACTAAAGAAAGACTACAAGGACATGGAGATGGGACGGGATATTCTCTCGAAGTCGAACGAAACTCTTAGGGATGAACTTGTTAAACTCCAGAAGGAGAACACGGAACTCCTGAAGATGAATGAGTGTCTTGGTGGGGAAAACGCTAAACTTCAAAAGGAGAACGAGGAACTCGAGGAAGAGAACGATGAACTCCATGCTAAGAGGAATGAACTGATGGAATTGAGTTTTTCTCTCAGTGAGAAAACTGCCAAACTCCGGAAGGAGAACGAAGGTCTTAAAATCACAGTCGATGACATCGCTACCGAAAGGGATACATTGGTAGAGAATCTTGTACATGTTCGTCATAATGCGGCAGATCTTGTCAAGGATAATTTCCGGTTGTCCGAACGAAACGCTTTCTTGGAGGAGATTGTCCAGGATCAGGCGCAGGAAATCGAAAACCTGGAGTCTCTTTTGAACCCGG